CGCGCTGCTTTTGATTTGGGTTAACTGCAATATCAACAATACCAGTTACGGTACCACGATTTGCACCAGCAGGTGCTGCCCAAGGATAAGCTACTGCATCGTTACTTGTATAGATTGCTGCAGCAAAACCAGAGAATGGCAACCAAGTAGCTTTTGAAGTAAATGAATCAATAACTTTGACCCAGTTACCATATGTTGTAGCATAGCTTGTATTAACCCCTTGATAGGAGTTACGTAGCGGCCAGTAAATGTTGCTTGAGAAGTTTGTTGAAGGATCTTTTAATGTCTTGAAGTCTGCACCTTGTACGAAAATTTGACGTAATGGGTCAGAAATAAAGATACAATCTTTACGTTGGAATGTAGTAAAGTCTACAAACTTTTGAGTAATTTGAGACCAAGTACCGACAATAGTATCTGGTGTATAGTTACCATCAGATTCTGTTAAATTGTCTACTGCAGATTGAACTGCTGTACCGTATGCTGTATCATCAAATGTGCCTGTTTGTGCAATAGCTGCAACAGTCGATAAACCACCGTCTACTACAACGTCAATATTGTATACATCTGCATTACCAGCTAAACTTAAAGCGTTATCAAGTTTTGCACCAACATCACCGATTGTCTTTACGTTAGTTGTATCTAACGAAGGAGCATAAACACCTAATGGGAATAGGCTAGTTGCTGCTTTATAGTTGCCTGTTTGATTAAAAGGAGTTAATACTCTGACTTGTTTTGCAGCATTACCGTCATTGTCTAACCATTTAATATTGTTTGAAATGTTAGGGTTAAGGAATACTATTAAGTTAGGTGAAGTATTGTTGATTACTGTTTCAATAAAGTCGCTCTTAGCTGCACCACCGTTTTTGTCTTGTACTGTACGGTTAGCATAGAACGATGTAGCATAACCTTCTTGTAAGCTATATGATAACTGTAATGGGTTATTACCGAAAGGAGATGTTCTTACTTTAATAAGAGAAACGATCGCTAAGTCATCAAAGCCTGTACCACCTACATTTGAAATGTCGTATTGTGGAATGTTTTCGATTAACTGTGAAACGCTTGGCTTTGGATCTGCTGCTGTAGCTGATAATTGGAAGCTTAAACGGCTTGATGGAATCTCTTGATAAACATTAGCACCTGTTAAACCAAACGATGATTGTTCAGCTGTAATACTGAATACGTTTTGAACAGCAGACATTGCTGTTGTTGGGTTTAAGTTAAGATTATCAGCAAGATTTAAATAAAGACCTTCAAACTTTTCGTTAATAGTTGTTTGAGATTCGTTTAATACTACTAAACCGATACCGTTTGCTGTTAAATCAGCAACACTATTAATAGTTGGAGCTGCACCACCGCCAGTTGTGCTCCAGTTAATACCGTTTTGTTTTAAAGTTACGTAATCGTCTTGAGAAAGTTCAATAAGTTGTGGGGCTGCAAGATAATATGTACTTGCACTCATGAATGCTGTAGTTGTTGAAGCTGCAGCTGCTGTAGTTGTGCTTGGTGTTAAAGCTGGTAGTACTGGGAATACTAAAGCACTGTATTTGTTAGCTGCATAACCATCTCCCATTCCACCACCATAAGGTAAACGATAAACACTTACTTGAGCGTTTGTACCTGCATTAAACTGTTGTTGTACGGAATAATAAAAATAACGTTCGGCTGCATTAGTAGGTGTACCGAAAATATTAGTAAAATCGTTACCTGTTGTAAGGCTTATAATTTCATTAGCAGGACCTTGAGCAGCAAAACCTGCAATAAACACATTAGTACCATTAGGTACGCTTGTTGTTTGGCTTAGATCGATTTCATTAATTTGTACACCAGGGGATTGTATTTGACGTAAAGTAGCCATAGTAGTATTTACTATTATTTAGGCTTTTCCGCGAGAAAACCTTGTTGTTTTACAGTAATTCTGAAGTCAACTGGCTGAACGAGAACGTAAATGAAGACTCTAACTGATCAGCATCTCTATAACTATAAGCTATGCCTGTTAAATTTGTAATAAAGGCTTTGCTATACGTCCAACGGATTTTCTTATTGTTATATTCATCCAACCCCTCCACCACTACGCTTGTTTGGTAAGGTTGTAGATTTGCTAAGCCTGTATATTGAGTTGGTGTTTGAGGTAGTTGTGTTAGGTTATCTGGATCCATAGTACTACTTGTAGCGCCGTTTATATAATCCAACCACTTCCATAATACCCACCAGTTGTTATAATTGTTATCTACTGTAAAGTTTACAGTAATGTTTTGGTACTTCTCTCTTTTGTTAGAAGTTACGCTTAAAGTTTGACCGGAAAATGGTAAATCGACAGGATTTATTGCGGTAGCAGGTACAACTGTACCGTAAACCGAATATTGCAAAGAATCTAGATATACTCCATCATTTGTTCTGTCGCTTTGATTTAATATATTAATCTTTTTAAGAGCGTCAGGCAGGTTTAACGTGAGTAGAAATTTATCTTTTCTACTTTTATTAAGAATAGACTGTTGTGTTATAGGTCCGAGTGCCATTATTTGCCTTTTTCTTTCTTTTCTAAATAGTGTCTTCTTACAATTGGATCAAAACCGAGTACAATGCCACTAGTACTTAGACCGCGAGGCTCGGTATTTACCTTATCCATATTCATACTATAAAAACGAGCAATTGCTTGAGCGGTTTGAGGTATAATATATGTTTTACCACGTGGTTTCTTTTTTAAGTTTTCAATTTCAGGAAAAGGAGTCTCCATCTCTCTGTGAGTCTTAGCAATAATACTGACCGATTTTGTATCGTGTCTAGTTAACTTGCTCATACCCGCCGTAGGAGATTGATGTCTTGGACCGCGACTACCTTTACCGCTAGTCATGCCTGGTTGAGACATAAACGTCTTGAAAGTTTCGGCTTCTTGGTTTAAAGATAGCTCTTTATCTCTCTTAGCTATTACGCCTTGTATTAACCTATCAATATCTTTAGTACGTCTCAACTCTTTATACGCTAAATTTTCTATAGAGTACTCCCCGCCTTTAACTAGACCAGCTTGTCTAGTTTTTAAAATTTTATCTTTTACATTTTCAGCACACTCTAAGTCACATTTATCGCTTAAAGCATGGTCAATCATATGTCTCATCGCTTCAGCCTTTTTAGCTAACTCTTTTTTATCTATATGACCTGATTTTTCAGGTTTATGCACCCAAGTATCGTTCTTTAACGAATATACACCTGTAGAATGATGCGGTTCAAGTATATCTTGTATATATACTTCTACATCATAGTTTTTAACTTTAATTTCATGAGTACTGTTCCAAACAGTCTTTTTAGCTTTAAAATAGTCTTTAAGTAAAGCCTCGTCTATATTATACTCTCTACAGTCTGTTATAACATGTAAATCAAAGTCACTATATTCAGTATAGTTATAGTTAGCTAAAGAACCAGTCAAAGTTATATCTTCAACATCGACTGGTATTTCTATAGATTCTAAAAATGCTTCAGCTACTTCTAATAATTTGTTCTTAACATCTGGGTTAATAGTATTCCCGTTCCACACTAATGGATTAAGAGTGTCGTGGTATTCAAACGTAAGCTTATCAACGGGTAACATATTATTTAAATACTTACGTAATATCTAAATGTATTAGACCTCCCAGGAAATCATTTTTTGATTGTCTTTAGGTATGCCTAAAAAGTTACACTTCCAAAATCCCTGTGCAAATAAATCTAAATGTCCCCACTCATTTTTACGTTTAATCATTTGTTTAGCAATATCATCCCAGTCTTTATTTAAAAATACAGGTTCAACTAAGATTCTTCTTTCCTCTATTTTTTCATAGCTAAATTCATCATGTTCATAGTGTAAAACCTCTATACAGTTACCCTCTTTATCAGTGTAGTCTATAGAAAAATCTAAACCCCATTTTGGCCTCAACTTAATGAGCTTGTAAAGTTGAGTATTCCATTGTGCCCACAGTTTAAGCTTTTCTAGTGCTTCTCCTTTAAAACCTCTCCGCTCAAATAACAAGCTGTGATTAAGATTGGTACCCTCAAACACTACCCCTTCTTGTTTAATCCACGGTTGCCGTAAACATTCTTGATCAGTGTAGTGAGTTGATAGAGTTTCTTTATTTGCATTTGCAAACCATTGTTCTATATTGCTCATAGCAAAACCGTCCTGATCAAATAACTCTAAATGTTCAGGGCCAGGGTATATAATCTGACCACCAGCTGTTGGAAACTTATCAAAACCCTCAATAGTTTTTACCCAGTAACCATTAGAATTAAACTTATTATTAGTAACAACTAAATTGTTCATACTATAACTTACTTTTGACTAGTGCTAGATCCATAGTAAGTATATATAATGGCAAAAGCAAAAGGAGATCAGACTACATATTATTTGGGTAATAAGAACTTGCCTGTACCCGAAACTCAGTTTAACTGGACACCGGAAATGGTGGAAGACTTGGAGAGAGCGCGCAAATCTATTTTACACTTCTCTCGTTTCTTTTACATTGTTAGTTTGGACGAAGGTAAGCAGCCAATCAAGCTTTATAACTTTCAAAAAAGAGTGCTTAAAGCGTTGGTAGAGAATAGGTTTAACGTTGTATTAGCTTCTAGACAGATTGGTAAAGCGTTAGCACTAGATACCCCTATACCCACCCCTAATGGTTGGACTACAATGGGAGATTTAAAAACCGGTGATAAGGTTTATGGTTTAGACGGTAAAGCTTGTAACGTTACTCAAGCACACGATATACTACAAGATAGGGATTGCTATAAAATTACTTTTGATAGCGGTGAAGTCATTACAGCCGATGCTGAGCATTTATGGTTTACTCAAAGTAGAGACGAAAGACATAGTGGTGGTACGGTAAAAACTACTAAACAGATATTTGATACATTAAATACATATGGTGGAGAGCCTAACCATAGAATACCAGCATGTAAAACGTTTACTCTAAATAATAAATGGCATTATATTAAAAACGTAGAAAAAATAGATTCGGTTCCGGTACGCTGTATAACAGTAGATAGCCCAGACAGCTTGTATCTTTGTGGTAAGCAATATATTCCTACTCATAATACCACTATCCTAACCATATTTGCTTTATGGATGATTTGTTTTCATGACGATTATAGAGTATTACTGATTGCAAATAAACAAGAAACAGCTAAGAACATCTTTAAACGTATTAAGTTAGCGTACGAAATGTTACCTAACTACATGAAACCAGGTGTAATAGCTTACGCTAAAGAAGGTATGGAACTAGAGAACGGCTCATCGATTGGTATTAGTACTACAACGTCTGATGCTGCTAGAGGTGAGTCTATTAACTGCCTACTCTTGGACGAAGCTGCATTTATCCCATCAGAGTTTATGGATGACTTTTGGGAGTCAGTATTCCCTGTCATTTCGTCCTCTAAAAAGTCTAAAATCTTTATGTTATCTACTCCTAATGGTGTAGGTAATCTTTTCTTTAACACCTATACAGATGCAGTAGCGGGTAAAAACGGTTGGCACCACGAGCGAGTAGATTGGCACGAGGTTCCAGGTAGAGATGACAAATGGAAAGAAATGACTATGAGAGCTCTTGGTTCCGAGGAGTCCTTTAATCAAGAGTATGGTAACGAGTTTAGAGCTGCTGGTGAAAATATTTTCGATAAAGACCAGTTAGATGAATTAACTAGTAATGCCCCAGAACCCGTCTATGAAGATGATGACGGTACATTTAAAATTTATAAAGATCATATTGATGGACATTTTTATAGTATAGGGGTTGACGTTGGCGAGGGTATAGGTAGAGCTAACTCTACTATACAAGTAGTGGATGTTACTGATTTAACTAACATAGAACAAGTAGCTACATATGCTAATAACAAACTAGACCCATTTAACTTTACTGGGAAGCTCGTAGAAATAGCCGGTCAATGGGGTAACCCTCCATTATTAGTAGAGCGTAACAACTGCGGTGCTTCAGTAGTAGATGCATTAGTTAATACTCATCAATATCCTAATATAGTAAAGTATACTCCAAGTATGGGTTCGTTTACTGAAAAAGTAGAAAAAGATAACCGTTTAGGTGTTTATTCCCATACTAATAGTAAGTTCAACTCCATGGCTAACTTTAGATACTGGATGAACGTACTAAGGTGTGTTAAGTTGTATGATAAAGCCACTATAGAAGAATTTAAAACCTATATACGTCAAGCTAATGGGGTATGGAAGAAGCAATCTGACAAGTACTTGGATGATAGAGTAGAAGCTCTTATATGGGCAATGTTTATACTAGACCCTAAAGTGGTAGAACAGTTTTACGAGGTTACCCAACAAGACAGCAATGGTAGACCATTACACATGATACCTAATAACTGGGACCCGTTTGTAGTTAGTATGCCAAAGCCTTCTGAAATGTATAATAAGTTTAGTAAAAATAAAGAACCAGATGTTACTGCTCGTAACCCTGTTATCATATCTCAAGGACCAAGCAATAGCAACCCTGATATGGATGAACTGTTTGAACAGGGCTGGAGATTGCCTCATGGTAGTCCTGCTGCGGCTATGTTAGATAAAAGGTTTATAAACGATAGACCTTATTAAGCAGCCATAAAAAAAGCCCTTATTACTAAGGGCTTTGTGAATTGTCTATGCCTGAAACTTATTTAGTAAAGGCGTTACTTTCACCTTTATCAGGTGTAAGATTACCTACTGTATGTAATTTGTGACCGTCTTTTAAATGAGCTGATTCTTTTTCTTTCTTAGGAGCTGGCTCGTTCTTAAAGCTTGCACCCTGCTCTGAAGCAGCGCCTTTAACTTTAGTTACGCCAGAACCACCGACTTTGTGAATCTTGTGACCATCTTTAAGTTCTTCTGATTTAGCACCTTCGAGTGGGTGACCTAGGTCTTCAGCTTCAACAGCTTCTCCCATTGCACCGTCTCCATCACCGCCACCGGTGAATGCTTGATCTTCATCACCTAAATCACCATGTTCTTTATCATATGCTGTATCCTTCTTAAGGAACTTTAAAAGTTTTTCTACCATTTCGATAGCTTCTTCGTGTGAGCAGCATGCTTCTTCACCTTCATCACCCTCAGGACCACCCATTGCTGGTTCTTCATGATCAGCAGCTGGCTCGACTGGAGCGATTTGTTCTTCTTCTTGAGCAACGAAAGGCACGCCATTAACTGCGTCCTCATATAGTTTTTGGAATTTTGATTTAGGCATAGTAAAATGTTGTTTATTATATTTAGGAGTTCTGGAACTAGAATCTACAGCCTCCTCTACTTTTTCTTTTTCAGGAGCTTCTTCATTCTTTTCTGCAGCTTCCATATCTCCTTCTTCTTGCTTTGTTTCTTTAGCTGCTTCTTGTTTTTCTTTAGCTTCGTTCTTCTTAAAGCCTTCAGCTGCATCAGGACCTGTACCTTTAGCTAGCTTTTCTTCTTTCTTACCAAAACCTTCTCCTACTTTAGGGGCGTTTTCATTAAGAGCTTCTTGCTTTGAAGATGTAGGTAAGTACATTGAAGCGTCTGTTAAAAGAATATCAGGCTGCTTATTGCTAGTTTGAATAGCTGGCATTTTAGCAGCATTTTCTTGGACCATACTATATAGAGAGTCCAGATCGGATAAGTTCTTTAATTTGCTCATTATAATATTATTTAGTATATTACAGATTAATTCTATACTTTTCGTAAATATTTTTATGTCAATATCGCAATATTGTGTGGATACCGGTCCGTACGTGCCACCAGGAACTACCAACCCAATAGGAACAAATATACCTGGAGCAGCATCCTGCAATATAGGAAACTTGCGTTATTTAGATATTACAACTAATGCGTATGAAATCCAGTTATTTAATAACTGGTGGAACGAGCAAATAAGCCAATACGGTATGCTTGTATATTATTATGTTAATAACTATACTCTTTCCGGTCACGACTTCTTCTATGGAGAACAGCCTCTAGCTGGATTCTTACCGCCATTTAATCTAGTAATGGCAATAACTCTTAATAATGATAGTATTATATTGAGTAAGTTTGGATTGCAAGGAGAAGCTGATATAACCGGTGTTATTTCTATTGATACGTTTACAAATGCTCTTTCTACTTCATCATTAAGCGGTGTAACTTCTCAATACAATTTTGAACCTAAAGCAGGGGATGTAATAGAGTTAGTTGAGTATGGTGCAACAAGACCAAATGGTAGATCGGGTCAAATATTTGAAATAACAGAGCGTGTTGATCAAAAAGGTGGAGATCGTAATCAACTATTAGGTCATTATATATGGACGATTAAGGGTAAGCGTTATGATTACACATTTGAACCTAATGCCCCACGAGAAAACTTTAGCGATCAAGTATTTGACAATAAAGCAGATGGCTTGGTACCACTTGATATAGGTAATAACGGATTTAATGCTCGTGTTATTGACAATAAAGCATATCCACAAAATGTTGACCATCTTACAAAAAATACTGTATATAACTACACAACTAACCATAATGCACCGTTATCTGGATATTTAAGTTATAGTGGTAATAGTGGTACAGTAGGTAAACCAGATACTGGTGTATACGGTTCTTATGAAAGTAATATTACATTAGTTGATCTATATGGTGGTAATTTATTGCACCCAGCAGCTAGTGCCGCTGGTGTTGAAGGAAGACCGCTAACTTATCTCGGTTTTCCGAGTACAAACAATTAAATATAATATAATATGCCGGTTCCGCAATACCCCACTATAGTATATGTAAACGAATTATCCGCACTTAATGATTATGGTGTTTCGGGTGCAACAACTACAGCCGGAAGCAATGTAGTACCGTCTATTGTATTTCCTCACGAACTTTCCCAGGCTCCAAACATTACAACGAACGATCTTACGTTCTTGGAGCAAGTCAATAATGATGGCTCGTATACAACCTATTCAATAGCGATTTCTGCTTTATCTGCAGGAGGCCCCCCTGGTGCACAAGGCGACATGGGACCTCAGGGCCCCACTGGCCCGCAAGGTGAAATCGGC